CTACAGCCCTTCCAGCGCGGCAATCCTGTGCAGCAGGGCCTTGACGTTCGACACCTGCCAGTTCCCGCCGCGCCTTGTCCTGATGCCTCGCGCGGAGAGTTCGGCGGCGATGGCCCTGAGCGAAGTTGCACCGCCGGCCCGGATGTCTGCGATGACGGGGGCAAGGTCGCGGGCAAAGCCCTTGGCATTGGCGGTTACGGTGGCGCGCAGGGCGGCCCCGCCCTTGCCGGCCCGCCGCAGGCTGGCGGCGCCGTTCGGATTGCCGAGCCGCACCCCGCGGGATCGCGCGGCGGCGAGGGCCTCCTTCGTGCGCCGCGAGATCGCCTCGCGCTCGGCCTCCGCCACCAGCGCCATCACGCCCACGGTCAGGTCATTGGCCTGCGGCATGTCGCAGGCCAGGAACCGCACCCCGCTGTCCCTGAGCGCCAGCAGGAAGGCCGCATTGCGCGAGAGCCGATCCAGCCTCGCGATCACCAGCGTGGCGCCGGTGACCTTCGCCAGATGCAGGGCGCGCGACAATTCCGGCCGGTCGGCCCTGCGCCCACTCTCTACTTCGGTGAACCGCGCCAACACCTCCGCACCTCGCGCCGCCGCGAATGCCCCGATCGCTTTGCGCTGCGCCTCGAGGCCGAGCCCCGACAGCCCCTGCCGCGCCGTCGACACCCGCTCATAGGCCACCAGCCTCCGGGGGGAATTTCCAAGGTGATTTCCCCCTCGGCCGATGACGCCCGTCTGCTCTGCCGTTCCAGCCATCCTCGTTCCCCCGTACAGACCTGCGTAACGTTCGTTGCGCAGCTCCGTACAGGCCGTGCCGGTCGACGACAGTCAAGCCGCTCCGGTCAGAGTTTTGTGACCAGCGGGCTGAGGGTGATCACGCCGGTCGCATCATCGGTCGCCGATCCCCCATCCTCGTCGGGACACGCGTCCTCCTGGCCCGCCGCGGCGATGATGATCCGCCGGACGGTCACCTGCTGCGGTTCGGACGCGATGCCCTGCACGGCGATGCGCGAGCGCGACGCCGGGGTCAGGCCGATCTCGGCCATGTAACGCCCCATCAGTTCCATCTGCCGGTTGGCGATCCCCAGCCAGGGCGACTGCTGCACATAGCCCGAGGGGGTCCGGATCAGGAGCGGCGTTTCCTTCAGCTTCTCCTCCGCCTCGACCCAGCGGCCCCAGGCCTGGCAATAGGCGGCCAGCACGGCCCGGTCGACGACGGAGATCACACCCATGCCGACCAGCGTGTCGACCAGGCGGTGCCATTCGGCCCGCGCCTCGTCGCCCAGGTGGTCCGGGCAGTCCGGCACGCCGTCGGGCGGCACGGGCTCCGCCCGGTTCCAGGCGCGCTTGCCGCGGTTGCCTTCGGACCGGCGCCAGGCCGTGGGCTTGCGAGGGGGGCCGCTCATGGCACGCGCTTCCGCAGCCCGTTGAAGACACGCCGGACCACATAGCCGCGCAGGAGCGAGAGGCCGGTGAAGACGGTGGCCACCATCAGGTTCTCCGGCAGGGCGAGGTCATGGCCGAGCGCGGGGAAGAGGAGCCGCTGCGCCCAGAGCGACAGCAGGAAGCCGGTGATCGTGCCGGTCAGCGTCTCGAGGAGGGACGCGCTACGGGACTGTCCAGCGTTCACCGGTCCCGTCCTTTTCCATGTCGATGGCCGACGCCTGCCGCGCCTGGTCGAACACCGCGAGCACCGCCTCCAGTTCCGCGTCGCTGTAGTCCCTGAGATCGAGCATGCCTTCCGGCGGCGGCTTTGCCCCGGCGACCTCGACCGTCTCGCGCCAGCCGCCCTGGGTCTTCAGGAAGAAGATCATCGCGGTGACATTGCCGGCGCGCGCCTTGGTGACGAGGCTCTGCGCGACGGCACCGATCGCCCGGGCCTTGCCACGTTTGTAGCGTTCGGAAAGGTCGGCATCGCGGTTCAGGAGCGCGAAGAAGGTCGTCCGGCCGATGCCGAGGAAATCGGCGATCTGCTCGGCATTCAGCACCGCCGCGAGGGTTTCCACCTCGGTCCGCTGGGACTCCGTCAGGGTCACGAGCGGGCGACCGGTCATGCAACTCCCTCCGCCAGCCGTTCGGCTGTCACCTCGGCGAAGCTCCGGCCGTCCCCCTCCAGCACCGCTTCCCGCCCGGTGAAGCCCTGCCAGCGTTCGACCGCCACATCGACATAGGCCGGATCAAGCTCCACCGCATGGCAGTGCCGCCCGCAGGTTTCGGCGGCGATGATCGACGTCCCCGAACCGCAGAAGGGCTCGTAGACCGCCTGGCCGGGGCTCGCATTGTTGAGCATCGGTCGCCGCATGCATTCGACCGGCTTCTGCGTGCCATGCACCGTCGCCGCGTCCTGGTCGCGGCTGGCGATGTTCCAGACCGTCGTCTGCTTGCGGTCGCCGGTCCAATGGCCCGTCGCCTTCTCCCTCACCGCGTACCAGCAAGGCTCGTGTTGCCAGTGATAATCCCCTCGCGAGAGGACCAGCCGCTCCTTCGTCCAGATGATCTGGCTGCGGATCGCAAAGCCGGTGGCGACGAGGCTCCCGGCCACGGTCGCCGCATGCAGCGCCCCGTGCCAGACATAGGCCACGTCGCCGGGAAAGAGGGCCCAGGCCTCGCGCCAGTCGGCACGGTGGTCGTTCAGGACCTTGCCCGTGCGCCTTGTCCTTGCCGCCCCCACCTCGTTGCGCCAGCCAGGATCGTAATTGACGCCATAGGGCGGATCGGTGACCATCAGGTGCGGTCGGACGATCCCCAGCAGGCGTGCCACGTCCAACTCCCGCGTGGCATCGCCGCAGAGCAACCGGTTCGTCCCCAAGAGCCAGAGGTCGCCCGGCCGCGACACCGGGGCCGCCGGGACGGGCGGCACCTCCTCCTCCCGCGGATCGGAGGCGTCCCCGTTCAGGAGCGCGTCCAGTTCCGCCGCCTCGAAGCCGAGGCTCGCAAGATCGACCGCCAGGTCGCGCAGATCGCCAAGCTCGAGGGCCAGCAGATCCTTGTCCCAGCCGGCCTGCTCGGCCAGCCGGTTGTCGGCGAGGATGTAGGCCTTCCGCTGCGCCTCGGTCAGATGCGCCAGTTCGATCACCGGCACCGTCGCCATGCCCAGCTGCCGCGCCGCCAGCACCCGGCCGTGGCCGGCAATGATCCCGTTCTCGCCATCGACCAGAACCGGGTTCGTGAAGCCATACTCCCGGATCGAGCCCGCGATCAGCGCGACCTGCGCCGCCGAATGCGTCCGGGCATTGCGCGCGTAGGGCACGAGAGCGCCGATCGGGCGATAAGTGATGCTGAGCCCGGACATGCGCGGATGGCCCCCCGACCGCGAAGATGCGGCGTGAGGGAAGGATATCACGCGGTATAATCTATTGTAATATAGTCATTTTATGACAGAAGGCGATGGCGGGCGACAAGCGGCGACAGGGCCCGCGCAGGCCTCAGGCGACGCGCCATTCCGCGAGCGGGCCGAGGACGGTCTCCAGTATTGTGTGCGGGTGAGGCACGACGGTTTCGATCCACCATGCACGCTGCCAGGACCGTCCGCGGCCGCGCCGACGGTAGCGGGCCGATTTAAGGGACATTTCCCTATAGGAGTTATCTATAGGGATTTGTCCCCGAAATACCTCGCGCTGGAAGGCTTTCTTCGCCAGTTCGACATTCGGGAGGAGCCCCGGATGTAACGCAGCCGCGTCTGCCGGGCTGTCGACGGCGAGGCCTGCCAGCAGCATCCTCTGCATGAGATCGGGCGCCATACTCTCCCAGGCCACCACGCGATCATGGATCAAAGGCAAGGCAACGTCGGCCAGCACCTGGACCTCGAGCGGATTGTCCGCGCTACGGTTGACGCCGCGACCCCGTCCGATCGCCTGGATCACCTCGTCATCGCAGATCGCGGCGCGCAGAAGTTCAGCATCCGGCTCGACATGGGTAAGCGTCCTGACGATCGCCGGCCGGCCGTCACGCAGGTGAATCGCGGCGATATCCTTGTGGTAGCGGCCCTGCGGCAGATGACCGAAGAGGCTTGCGCAGGGCGAAGCGAGGTCGGCAGTCGAGGGCAGCGGTCGCCCGATGACCATCAGCAGCCCGACGTCGCCGTATCGGTCCAACCCGGCTATCGCGTTGAAATGCGCCGTTTCGACACCGGGGATACCGGCGAAGGCCTCCTTGATCGCCATGTAGGTCACGACCAGCATCCGGCGCGGCGCGACGCGGAGCGCATGCCAGCGAACGTGATCGACGCAGTCCTGCAGGCGATTGCGGCGGCGGGTCAGTTCGTCGGGCGCGCAAGCCGCATTCGGCACGATCGAGGTCTTGCCAAAGCTGCCACTGACCAGGGTCAGGTGCTGATGCGGCTGCGCGGCCTCGATCCCGGTGATGGTCGCTCCGGGGAGGAAGAGGTCCAGAATGGATTGCCGCAGCGTGGCGTCGAGATGGAGGACGGGGATATCGGCCAGCGCTTCGACGATGGTTCTTCGTCCGTGCAGGGTCACAGCGCGCCGATCCGTGTTCGGGGTCGGTGCCGCGATCGACACGACCGGGGCCCAGGCATCGCCTTCGAGGATCAGCGCCAAGGCACGCCAGAGACTTGCCATGCGTTGCAGGATCACGTTGCGCCGCACGGCGACCGTGGCCTCCCGGCGGGCCCGGGCCGACATACCCGGATAAATGTCCGCATCCTGCACCAGGCTGACCTCGAGGGCCGCGGCCTCGGTGCAGATGGAGAGTGTTAGACCGCCCGCGTGCAGAGTTTCGGATCGGACATTCGGTCCTGGCTCGCTGCCAAGCGCGGCAGCAAGACGGCTCCTCAGTGCAGCCAGGTCGGCCTGCCGCTCGGCGGCCACCAGGTCATCGCCATCGACGCCGCTGAGCCCTGCCGAAGCCATCTTCTCGATCGGCGGCTGTGCGATATCCTCGATCGACCTTTGCCAGAAGCCCTCGTCGATGACGATCAGCCCGAAGGGCTCGGTGCCAGAGGCGGGCCCGGTGAAGAGCACGTCATAGGGTGCCAGCACCACGTCGGCCCGGGCGACGTCACGCTTGTTTTCCTGCTTGAGGCAATCAGCATAGTGCGGGCAGGACCACTTCTCAGAGCTGCGGCAGACCGATTTGCCGACGCTGAGCCCTGCGGCGATCGCGAGATGAACCATATTGGTGTCCTGGCACATCGGCTTTCCGGTCACCGGGTCCTTGCCGTCATAGCCGCGCAGCACGGCCACCGGTCCCGAGACATTCTTCCGCCAGGAAGCCGCGGCCTCTTCGGCCAGCGCATGCGAGGGTGTGACGACCAGCACCCGGTGCGGCAAACCTCGATCCCGCATTTCGGCCTGCCAAGCGGCAATCCTCGTTCGGGAGATAGCGCTCTTGCCGAGGCCGACCGTGGCGCGGATACCGGCGACGGGCCGGTTTCCGGAGCGATCTCCCGTCCACCAGTCGGATGCGGCCTCGAGCGCCGCCCCGATCGCCGCATCAAGCCGCGCCCTAGCTTCATCTGCTGGCAGCATCTCTTCCAGCGGGGGCGGTTCCGGCTTGATCGCGCTGCGTTCAGGCAGTCGACCGCACGCCTGCAGCCGAAGCTTGTCGGTAACTTTCCTGTACGCGTCCCTATGGCTCCATGGTCCGGCGCTGTTCTGGCGCCCCCGCGTCAGGTCGGCTGTGGCTTCAAAACGGTTCCAGACCTGAATTGCCAGTGCTTCCGCCTCAAGCGCGGCCCCCCGGTCCAGCGCGTCATGCACGGCATGGAAGGCGATCGACGACAACCACGCATCGCGACCATCGATCACCAAACCGCGCGCATCGCGCTGCCAGCCGCCCCCGGTCGTTCCGGGAGGCTTGTCGCCAGAACGCGTTTCACGCTGGCCCGGCTCGGCATTCGCGCCCGTCAACGCGGTGACCGCCGCAAGCAGGAGGTCGATCTGTGCGGCGTCAACCAGCGGCAGGTCCTGCAGCGGCACTTCGGCCGGGGACTCGCCGGTCACCCATTCATAGGGCCGCCCCGTGTCGGGGTGGACAGCAAAGGCAACGAATTGCTGGCCGAGGCCAAGAACCTCGACCGGTCCGGCCCGTCGCTTGGAAAAGGGGATGTCCGTCCGATAGATCAGCAACCGGCGCGGCCATCGCCCGACCCGAACGAGTGTCGGCCCCAGAAGGCGCTCGGCCTCGGCGCCGATCCTGTGCGCCAGTTCAGGGTCCTCGATATCGATGTCGATCGCAATGAGGTGCCCCGTCCTGAGGCCGATCCCCGCGGTGGGCCAGGTTGCTGACCATTCCGCAATCAGCGCCTCATCGATGCCAACGGAGGCCCAGCGATTGGGGGAGGGGCGTTTTGTTCCGGGCAGGATCGGCAGGGGGGCATAGCCATTGTCGAGAAGTCGGGCAGCCAGGGCGGCATATCCCGTTCCGCCAATGCCGCTATGGCCGCCAGTGGCAGCCTTCGCGTCTTCCTCTCTGTGTTGCGCGGGTCCGGTCTGGCGATCCCGCGCCATGTCCTATTCCGGCGTGAAGCTCTGCCGGGCCTCGAAGGCCTCGACATCGCTCAGACGGTAGTAGATGCGGCCGCCAAGGCGCATCCAGGCCGGGCCGAAGCTGAAATCTCTCCACCGCTGCAAGGTGCGCGGGGCCAGGCGCCAGCGGCGGGCAAGCTCCGCGGTCGTCAGCAGGTCGTGCCGGTCGAGTTTGGGCGTACCCGCTGTCATTATGCCGCCCCCTCGGTCAGGAAATGGGCAGGGATCGGACGGGCGTAGACCGCGAACAGCGGTGTGCCATCCTGCGTCGGCTCGACGTAGTGAATGCGGTAATCGCCGTCGGCGCGCAGGACACCGGGCAGGTCCCAGAGCCGGAAGAGACCCGGCAGTCGGGTGTAGTCTTCATCCTCGTCCATGGCTTCGCCTCGCGCTGCCGTTGCGGTCAAAGGTCAAAAGCCAGTCACGGGAGGGAAATGGGACAGCCGCTCTGAAGAAAATCCTGCGCCGCGACCAACCGGGTCATGGCCCGCTGGAACCGCTTGCGCGCTGCATCCGGCGAAAGGCCCTGCAGGCGTCCCGCCTCTGTCTGGCTGTAGCCTTCAACCGAAACGCGCCGGACGAGGTCGGCATCGGACCCGATGACCTGTCGCACCCGCTGCCATCTGCGGCTGTCGTCGATGCAGTCGTCGTGTGACGGCCGGCCGCTGACCGGATGGGTCGGATCGGTGTCGCCCACGTCCCGCTCGTCATCATATCTGTCGATGAGATGTAGTGCCTCGGCCTGCCATGCCCGCTTCAGATCGCGCTCGAGGTTCCTCAGCAGCGTCGAGGCTACCCGGTTCACCATTTCTAGGTTGATGCGCCCGACCTCGTCGATGAAGGCGCCAAGGAGATCCGATGCAATATCTTCCGTTCGGCGAAACCGCAGCAGCCTCCCACGGACAGCATCGAGGCCCGGCCAGAGGGCGAGGAGAAGCACCGTCTGGGCAGTGCTGGCGCTGTCGTCACCAGCCTGTACTGCCCCGACGAGGGCACGGATGACGCTGTCCCGATCCGGCTTGGCAGCCACGGACACACGGTGCTGGTGGTCGAGCAGTGCCTGCGGTTCCGCAAAGGACGAGAGCTCGGGGTGCGTCCGGGCCAGAGACCTGAACCCGGTCAGAAAGCCATACCGGGCAATATCGGCCCGCAGCCCCGCATGAAGGGCATTCCACGATAACGACAAGGGACGCCTGCCTTGCGGCCGGGCGTCCCACGCCTCTCATGGACCGAGTTCAGGGCGTCTTGCGCCTCGCGTGTCGAGAAGGTGAGAAAGGCCGATCAGCGGCCGGTGTCGCTGGTCAGCTCGTTCATGGTCTTGCAGGTGCGGCAGCGCGCCGTGACCGGCAACGTTGCGTAATAGGAGTGACCGCGTGAAAAGCGGATTTCCAGACGGCCGGGCAGCTTGCGCCCCAGGACGCCGCCGCAGCAGGCGCAACGCCAGGCGGGCAAAAGCGGGGTCCGTTCGACATGCTGGCCGGCAGCGCGGTATCTGGTTTCGTAGTTTGTCGCCAACTGGAACCTCCTGACATGACGGTTCCAGAAACAAGCCTTGCGGAATCGGAGTTAGTCAGACCCCCCGATCGGAGTTGGATCGGAGTTGGCTGTCAGATCGCAATCTCCCACTTGCCCTTCTTCGGGCTACGAAGGAATCCGGCTTGCAGCTTTTCCCACAGGACTTTGCCAAAGATGTTCGCCAGGGACTGGTCGCCGAAATCCTTCTTCAGGTCTTCGGTTTTCATCGGCCCGCCCTTCGAAAAATGATTGTCGACCAGTCTTTGAATGACAAGCAGGCGGTTCTCGCCATCGATTTGGATCGATCCCTTGCCCGGCACGAAGAGGGTTCCCGTATTCGAGCCAGACCGTTCCAGACTGACGACTTCCCCGCCTTGGGCGAGATTGCGATGTCGCATGTATGCGGCCCGAAGCGCGTCGATGTCGATCACTGGTTCTGACTCCTCGACCGACAGATAGTCGACAAGAGAGAGGAGAACGTTTCCCACCAGAGCGAAACCGGCGCGCCGCCCTGCATTCAGGACCAGCCCCGTTCCCAGTTCGGCCATCGCGCGCAAGGCGGTGTCTGTTTCCGCAAAGGCGCGCTCATCCTGCAGTCGACGGGCAAGATAGACCGGGACATCTCGTTCAAATCCCCGCAGGATACCGATGGCGATCAGGTTTGGCGTCAAGACTTCGACCGTTTTCCAGTCGAACTGCCCGACGATCTTCTCCTTCAGGTACTGTACCAGCCATTCCGGCCGGACCCGATACTGGCTGTAGCGCCCGGGCTCGACAGCAGAACTCGACTGCCCTTCAGAAAGCATAAGGTTCGCCCATCCTGAGCCAGTCTCCACTGTTGCATCCTGGACGCCCAGGCCATCCTCGTCCTCGATGACGTCGATGTCGTCGACGCCAGAAGGAACAAGAAAGCCCAGATCGGTCATCCGATCCACAGCAAGGTTTCTTTCGATCAGCCATGCCCCAGAGACCTTCGACGCACCGCTATCCCAGAGCGCAAGTATGGCGGGAAGGATGACGCGCAAATCGGACTCTTGCGGTGCCCGGCCTTCTTTCATTATCCCCCAGCCGCGGAGTAGCCGATGGCCCAAGGCCTGCTCGAAGGCATCATCAAGGCTCAGGAGACTGCAGGTATTGCTGTCCGAGATCGAGAAATCGAGCGTTTCGTCGGCCTCGCGCCCGTTCCGGCGATATTGCACGGCGATTTCCACAAATCGAATGGCAACGGCCCTCCCAAAGACCTTGTCCAGTCCGGGCTGGCTTTCAATCAGTTCCCGGACGTTGCCATCCTTGGTCGTTGCGACGGACACCCGATTGGACAAAGTTCCAATACTCGCATCGATCTTGATCACGGACACCCGCTTGATCGTGGCTTCCGGATCCGCGAGAGCCGCGAGCTCGAAATCATTAAGAAATCGCGAAATATCATAGGCCTGAAAGTCGACCGGCTGGTAAGAGATGTCCTGCGCAAGCGCCTTTGAGACAAACGAATCTCGGACGAGATGTCGGATGGCACGGGTGTCCGCGCGCACATGCAACCGGCCGGTAGACGGCACGAACACCACCATCGCTTCGCCGGGTGGCCGGAAATAGAAATTCGAGACCTCGCCGGCGTCGTCTATTTCCCGCGCAACGGTGGGCAGGTTCGGATGTCGAATGACATACATCTCGGCGGCGGGATCATCCCCTTCCGCGGCGATATCGAACCGGTCGGTGCGGCACCCCGAACCGCGATCGAGGCCTTTTTCCAGATCCGCAATGAAATCCGCGATAGGTTTGGCGCCGTCGCCCCTGCCGTTCTCGGATGTCGGCGCCGCGAGAAACGTCTGATAGTGCTTGTCGTAACGACGATAGAGCTTCAGATGCAGAACGTTTTCTGCTGCCTCGAAAAGCTTCTTTTGATCCAGCCAACACCAAAGGCTGCGTGAGAGCTCGTCGGAATGTCTCTGGAAGGCAGGGCCGATCTCATCATCGGCTGCTTTGCGCACCAGCCCTTCGAGTGCGAACTGGCCCCTTTTGCCGGCAATGATGGTGATGCGTGTCGCTTCGGTTTCCAGCGGTAAGAGTTTCGCCTTGGGCTCATCGGTCAGCATTCGGGCCGATTGACTATATGAATGTGGACTAGCCGGATCGAAGCGATAGGCAGCAAGCCAATCGAGCTTATCGAAAGCCTTTGCCGCGAGAAACCTGCTTCGGAATTCCACAGGAGCGTCCGTCAGGATCCGATACAGGTTTGGGCATGTCTTCGTGGGTGCGCGAACCATTGACCACCTCGCATGGTTTCCACCGAGAGTAGACGGGAGAATTGGCGAAGCCAGAAGATTCATTTGCTGCCCTGTCCCGTTTCGAGGTCCGAGTTGGCTTTTCATTGGCAGAACCTCCTCGGAGCAACTGCCATGCGCCTGCCAAATCCGCTTGCCCCCGGGCTGATGTCGCCCGCAGAACGCCGGGCCGAACTGTGCCGCATCCTCGCTCTTGGGCTTATCCGGCTGCTGTCGAGCGATTGCCCGCAACACACTGACGAAGCTGGAGAAAGTTCACTACACTTCCCGTCAGAACAGAGCGGTAGTCCGGATGCAAAACACCGGAGACCCGCATGCTGACGCTCGATCCGATCCCCGCGCGCCTGGCCGCGCTGAAGACCACACCGACGCCTGACCTGAAAAAGCAGTGGCGCGATCTGTTCGACAGCGAACCGCCGCCGTTCAACCGGCGCTATCTCGAAAGCCGTATCGCCTACCGCATCCAGGAACTTGCCTATGGCGGCTTGAAGCCCGAGACGATCCGGCGGCTGGAACGGCTGGGCGAAGAACTGGACGGCGGCGACAAGAAGAAGCGCGGAATGCGCCTCGACCGCGACCGCCCCATCACCGGCACGCGCCTCCTGCGCGAATGGCAGGGTGTCGAGTTTGTCGTCACCGTCACAGCCGACGGCTTCGAATGGCAGGGGCGGTGTTGA